GGGCCTAGTTGATCGTAATACAGCAACCGCGCAGCATTAATCATTGCACCAGCTAAAAGTATACTATCTTCACTACTTTTGGAAGTCTTTTCCACCATCTGCATGAGTCCATTAAAATAATGAACTAATTTGTGATCAGCCTCTGTCATAGCTTCGATCTTAGACTCATTTTTCACTTTTACAACCCCAATATTAGTTCTCAAAACGGATGTCTTTCTTTACATCCACCTTACGTGGACTTTTTTTGCTTTTTTCTATCTCAGCTTGCTTGGCTAAGTTAACATTAGCCCGTAATTGAGCAATGTCCTCCTGAGAATCTATCTTAGCTTCGGTTAAATCTTCAGTTTGCTGTAATTTTTCCGCATCCAAGCCTAATCGACCTTCGTCATATTGTTTTTTGCGCTCAATATCCTCAGCTCTAAGATTAATCTCTTGTTGTTTAAGGGCAATAAGTGGATCTTCTTCTTGCTGGTTCATCATTTCCTGCTCTTCAGTCACCATTTCTTCCACCATTTCAGCAATTCTCTCTGCTATCTTAGACTCCATCAATTCTTGAACCCTTACTTGTTCTTCGTCAGGTATTTTGCCTCCAGCCGCTTGCTGTAGTTTTTCAATTTCTGGTTTCATTTCCTGTTCCACCTCTTCGCGAGCCTGGATGGAAAGATGCTCCATCACGTGGGACTCTAGAATAGTCATTGTTTGTAAATTATTTTTCACCAAGGTACTAGAAAAGAACGCTTGATGCGCATCTATGTGAGCTAAGTGATTTTGATTACGAAAAGCCGTTAATGGTTTTCCTAATAAAGATGATCCATTCTCAATTCCAGGATCTTTAGGCTGGGGTGGTGTTGGTATAGGTAAAATTGAATCTACATTTTGAACTCCCATAGCCTGATACATTCGTCTGTAGGCTTCATACATATTATGCATTTGAGGAGCTGCTTGCGCCAACTGTAGTTGAGTCTGTGCCAATGTAACTCGTTGAGACATTGAAAAAATAGTGGGATCTGATACGGGTAATATATCAATGCGGTCATCAAAATCAGTGGCCTTGATGGCTTGAACATCTCCTGTTACCTCATAAGGGTAGGAAGGATCCAAAGACTCTGAAAAAATTTTCGCTAATAATTTAAATTCAATTCGTTGAGCATAATGCAAGCGTTTATGAATTGCGGACATGACGCGCATGCCACGTTCCATAACAGCCATTGTTGTGCCTACAGGAGCATTAGCTCCAACACTGTCACCAATCTTCTGATCGGCTACTGTAGCAAATTCCTTTCCTGCTTGAACACAAAATCCTAATAATTGAAATAATGTTGGGTCTGCACCTTTATATGGTAATGGCAGTAATCCCTGACGAAGATCTCCGGAGGGGGCGTCTACATCCCTGAATTCTCCTGGTTGTAGTGGACTGTCATCATCTTTAATTCGCAAACCCCGAGCTTTAAATCCTGCCGGGAGATTGGCCAATGTACCGGCATCGATAAGTTGACGCAGGGCTGACGTGGCAGTTCGCGATAAACCTCCGAGCATGTGGATAAGACCAAGACCATAAAAACCAAGGCCAGGTAAAAACTTATAGTGAACAAAATATTCTTGTTTTTTAAATAAATTATCATCTTCTTTGTAATTTCGATAAATTGATAGTACTTTTCCAGATCCTTCATCAATAGTTATAATGTAAGGAATTTTTATTCCATCTTCATTTTCAAAACCAGGTAAATCTAAATTGGCGTGAATTTCCAGTAAGGTGTATTCCTCGGAACTATATCCTACTTTCTGAACACCTGAAATTTTTCTTTCCTGTTCTGCAATTTGATCTTTTCCGTCATAAATTTGTATATCCACATCACGGTAAAAACCTGTAACCTGTAATTTACGAATTTCATTTTCTGATTTTTTAATAACATGGGTTACACGCTCTGATTGGTTTAAGTCAGTGGCCGTGTAAGGAACAACCAAATTATCCGCTGGAACAAATTTTGCAACTGCTCTTCCCAAAGTGTCATCATAATAAATTTTCTTAAAAGTGGAACCAGCCAAAGGAAGATAAAATAACATTTGATCTACCTCAGGATCAAATTCATTCATCACATGCATAATTTGATAATTCATGTAGTCCTTGATACGCTGAGCTTGTTCTTCTTTTTCCTTTGTTATTTTTCCAATAATCTGAGTGCGAACGGGACCACCTGCTGGTAATAGTTCCTTGTAAGCTTGGGCTTGAAACTGAGTAACAGATTCAGCTAAAAGAGGATGCGTTACACCTGATGCGCCTGCGAAAGGTTGTGTTCTTTCATTATATTTTAATCCTAAAAGATCTAATCCCTTAGTATATGTTTCTGCCCATTCTTTTCGAGAAGTAAGATCTTCTTCGTAAGAGGCTAGTAAGTCAGAAGAAATAAGACCTAAAGAACTATCATCTAGATATTCAGCAAGATTGGCTTCAAATCCACTTTCAATTTGTCTCTCTTGCTCTCCGACAATGGCAGATCCGTCTTGCATCATTTCAATATTTACTTCCTCATCTGTTCCTGGAATCAATTCCACTTCCTCTCCTACTTTGGGAGGGATGAGCAATTCGTCATTAACTGTCTGAGGTTCGTCGTATCTAGCGGGTTTATCAATGGCCATTAAGCATATGCTCCTATAACTTCATCTATGGAAACAAAAGGAGTGTGAACATATCCACCTGCCGCCATGTGTGTTTTTGATGGTAATACCATTTCTGGTGTTAGCTTTATAGCATACGCATCTACAGTTTTAAAGCCTGAAGGTGTTGATACCGCCTTGAAATTAATGTTCTCATAAGGAGAATCAGCTATGAATTTTTTTGCATGTTCTATGGCGCTGGCAAGGGATTCTTCTTTCCCACCTGTTTTACTCACTTTGAATTCCTTAAGAATGTTTCCTGTTTCTTCACTGAACACCTGCACTGTATGTTTCTTTTTTGTCGGTTCCCCCACAGCCACTTGAATTTTCTTTATTTGACTATTATTAGCCCTTGCTGCTCGGCGAAGAGCCTCTTCCAGCGTGCTTGTGAAATGCTTTCCGTTTGGATCCACGGCATTGGGTCCCCCGTAAAACTCACTTGTTCCAATTCCCTTCATGTCCTTTGTTCGGGCTGCAAGAGGAGTGGCGGTCGATCCTGTTTGACTGTATCGAGCCTGAATAAGTTCCTCTGGTGAAATCGAGTACCACGTCGGCGCGTTCGCATCCTTAGTGACGAACAGGCGCGTAGCAGCGTCATGCAAGTCATTCTTGACAAGAGCGTCTCCCCACGCCTTGCGGTCCTTGAATGGAATGTTGGGAAATAATTTCTTCATGACTTCAGGGCTCGTGAAAGCCTCCTCGAACACTTTGAGAACCTTATCCCTATCTTTTCCTGCCGCCCGCACCAGCTTTAGTTGTTCCTTAGTCATCTGGCCAGGCTGTATCTTAGCAAAATCCTCGAACACCACCTGTGACTTTTTCAAGTCATCAATGTAGGACTTAAAATCATCCACTGTTCGAAACATGGGACGCATGATGTCCTTGTACTTGTCGTAATAGCCAATGACGTCAAGATCCGTGGCCACCTCATAGGCGTCATCCGCATATTCCATCTGCCTAATCTGATCCTTGGCCCTCGGGCTGATGGCACGGGCAAGTATTGCCTCATAATCCTTTTTCGCGGTCTGCAAGTGCTTTCGGTATGTTTGAAAAACATCGGACTGGATCTCATCGGCGAAGGTCACGGTTATCTGCTCTCCTTTCGCCACAGCCTTTCCTTTTCCCACTTCCGCCATCTTGTCGACGGCCTTCTTCAGCTCTTTCTCAGCGATAGAGATATTCTTTTTCGCCTGATCCAGGCTGATGGTGTGCTTCGCCGCCATTTCCTCCGGCAACATTTTCGTGATGTCGGTGAGACGATCAATCTTGCTTTGTAATTTTTTTGTCTTGTCGGTGATATCGGTAATGGCCTTTACGTCAGGGATGATAGCGGGACGATCCGAGGACCGCGTCCACCCGATCACGTATTTCTGTTCCTTGTCAGTGAAGAATCCATGTTGACTGTGCTTATACTTTCCTACATCCCCGGGAATGTCTGCGGCATCAAGATACAAAACATTCTCCCTGTATGTTCCAGGAAGATATCCTTTCTCCATATGCTGATCAGCATACTTACCGGCCTCCTCTGTTCCAAATCCTAATTTTTTTGTCTTAAGTTTTCTAATTGGCGCTTCTTTAATACGCAATAATAATTCTTCCTTGGTGATTGGTCTGCCCATTCGGCTCGCTGTTTCAATAAGCGCGGGAATTTGATAGTCCTCAATTTCAACCTTTCCAACCCCCTTTGAATTAAGCCAGTTGAATAAATCAGCCGGTGAGTCAAAAGCCTTGGGTGCGTCAGGATCCAGCAGCTTGGCTTCTATGTTTGAAAAAAATCGATTTGATTTCTCTCCAACTGACTTCGTCGCTTCGGCCACTTCATCGCCGATTCTTATTAAATTCTTTACTTGTGGTCCTCCCTGAATCAAATCGTCCACCTTGTTCAGGCCTTTTATTGCCCATCCAGGCACCTTGCCAAAGACGGTATTGGCCACCTCATATTCCTCATAGCCCGCATCTTTGGCCGCTTGAAATACGTCTTGTGTTTTTCTCTCAGGAATAGAAGGAATCTCTTGTTTTGATTCCTCAAATATATCCAGCTCCTCAATTGGTTCGTAAGGACTTAAATCTAAATCAAGAATATCCAGATCAAAATAAGGATCATCCCCCGCTATTCCGCTGCTCAAGTCATTTGGCTCTCCTCCATACGCCAAGCCGTGAACGGTGCGATGCTTGGGTCCCCCCACGTCTTTGAAGTTTTTATCCTTTTTATTCATATGTTCTTTTAACCATTTTTCCACGTCATCTTCAACCATTTGTCTTAACTGCCAGGGCTGATCTTCCCATCTCTTCTTGTCCGCTTCCATTACGTCAGGACTCTTCAGCTCATCTTCCTCCGTAATTCTCTCCACGGGGTCTTCTCCCACTACTACTTCCATATGCCATTTAAACATTTCATCATACATGTCCTTGTATTGGGGATCGGCTCTTTCCTTCTCCACCCAGTCTAAGTACTCTTTTCTTTTCTCTCCCGTTTCTCCAACCTGCGCCGCTTCAATAATGGCAAGTATTTTGGTCGCATTGCTTATTAACCTCTTATCAAAATTATTCCATATCTTCTTCGCTCCCCATTTAATAGGAGTTGTCGTAACCATTTTAAGCATCTCAACAGCTTCTCTTCTTGTGGGAACTCCTAATATTCTTGGCATAAACCTAATTATTTTTGATGTCTTGGACAGATTAGGATTTTTCAACAACTTCACTAAACGATTGGCGTAGGAATACGGACCGCCAAGAACAAATGTTGATCCACCCAGTACAGAAAAAAGGGCATCCGCTGCCATCTGTTTTTTCGTATACTCAGGAAAGTTTGATCCTTCCATACCTAAGACATAATCCCTCAGAGGACCTGGCTGATCTATGTCAGGAATGCTATCATTATTGAAATCAAGCATCTCGTATGTATGTTCAAAGTCTTCAATCTGTTGATCATATCTCAACTTATGTGGAAGCGCGGCAAGTGCGAAGGGATTAAAGGCTTGATAGACATCCATAACCTTATCCACCATATCCCAACTGTGCCCTTTCATCTGATTCGTAAATATTTCCTTTTGCGCACTGTTACGCGCTTCTTGACGATGCGGTTCAAACAGAGTGGCCGTCATATCCTTGTACGTCTGATCATTCTTTAAATTGTCATACCACTCCTTTGTCTCAGGCCTTATGAAACCAGTTTCTTGAATGTCTTTAAGGCTTCTCTCCCTATATTTATCTTCATAACTCCTGTAATTCTCCCTGCTCCTGATATAGCTCTGCGTTGCGTCACTGTAATTGCTCTCATCAAGATACTTGTCTTCAAAATGCTTCGCTATGTCCTCTATAGGCTGACCGGTAATTTTGTGAAGAAGGGCACTTTGATCCATCCTCCTCTGGTAGAGATCGTCCGCTACATTCAAAGGAGTGCGCTTGCGATAATCAAATTTTTTCCCCTTCATCTTGGCCTGTTCCTCCTTGTAGTCTATCTCGTCCACGTCCTCGTAAACAGGATCTGCAAATATGTCGACTACGTCCTCTTCCACAGCAGGTGGTTCTACTCCTAAAACACGATCCCTCTCTTTTCCAACCGTAGTAACAGTTACTCCTGGAATATTCTCTAAAAAGGAATCATAAATTTTAAGTGCCTTTTCACCGATACTATTTTTAGCCTCTCCGCCTTCAGCGAACTTCACTCCCTCAGCCAATGGCTTTGGAGGACCGATAATGTCCTGTCCTTGTGGCCTCACACCTTTATGGTAGGACTTGGCCAGATCCATGAAATTATCATATGTTCCGCCGTAATATTTTATGTTGCCTGCGCGATCAGGAAGGGCGATTGCCAGTCCCAGATCCTTTGCGTTAACGGACGTGTCAGCAATCAATGCGTTAATTCTCGTCAGCTCCGCCACAGTTTCAGGATTAGGCTTGCCTGAGTTGGAACGCTTCACGCTTTCCCTCAAGGCATCAATCGCCTTGTATTTTTTATTCAAGCGCACCTTGAGCTGTGAAACCAAGTCATTCTTTTTCATATTTCGTCCTCGCGTCGTCGGATATTCCGCGTGTCGAAACCTCTTGGCCACGTCAAACTTTCCCTGCTTGGCGAGCAAGTACTTGTCAGGCCACATCATTGTGTGCTCCGCTTCCAAATCATCAGGGACCCACTTGCTTTTTGTCCTCTTCTTAAACTCTTTCCATTTTTTAGCTTGTTCAAATCCAGGCCCCGCTCTATAGGTATGAAGTTGTGTCAGCAGGGACTTTGGAGCTTGAGGGCTGTAAATTTCCTTGTACTCCTTCCTTGCATCCTTCCACCATTTTCCAAGAGCCCTAATTTCTTCATCAGGATCAAGCAATAAGGAATTCAGGTATTCAGGACCGTCTTTCCTGTTGGAAAGAAGTTGCCTCCCCAGGGATCTCGCTTTCGTATCGCCGAATTTCTCAACGGCGCGGTTCAAGTCTACGCTCTCACGGTTGTATATTTCCTGCACGCCCTTAAGCTTCTTGATGAACCTGTCACGCATCGTGTCAAAACGCTTGGCGTGCCGAGCAACAGAAAACTCCGTTCCTTTGTGAGCCGCACGCATCTTTGTTATTGCCTCACTCTGCTTCAGTTTACGCTCATCAGGCCACGTACTCTCCTTCGATAATTTTTTAAAGTTATTCGTTGCGTCGTCGCTTAGATAATCTTTTCTTATGATGTTATTGGTGGAGCCTTTCACATTCCCATAAGTATCCCCGACGCCGTCACTCACTAGTTTGTTCCTGTAATTAATGACCAGGTTGGCGTCTTTCAGCAATTCAGGATTCGTGAACACCTCCTCTTGAACAGCCACCTTCAGCTTCATTATCTCGTTGCTTTTTTTGTTAAATTTCAGGAGCTCTAACAGCTTTCTATAGTTCGGTAATGCTTCAAGAAATAAAATAAGTGCTTTCATTAGTAATAGCTCCTCGGCTCAAGCCACAGTTTTTCGTCAACATAATCGGATTCCAGTTTGATGAAGCTTCCCTGCCTGAAACGGAGGAGAGCCTGCGTCGTGGAATCCACTAAATCATCATGCTCACCATAAGGGAAAGCGGCACACTCTTCAATCACTTCTTCCGCCCACCTGTCGTCCGTGCACCACACCTGTCCCGCCTCGAACATCGGCGCGACCGAGTTGACGCGGACGTGCTTGTCGTTGCCCCTGCTCGGCGTGTAGTTCACCACGGGAATTCCCACCTGTCGCAGCTCGTGCGTCAGTGGCATTCCGCTGGCCTTGGCCTCAATCAATATCGTCTCGGGCTCCCAGTAGTTGCACATCTCCACCGCCACGCGCTTGAGTTCGGGAAAGTCCCATCTTCCCTTGCGCATCGCCAGAAGAATGATGTGAGGCGGTCCGTGCTCCACGGGCTTGAATACGCCCCACGTGGTGATCGCGGAAAAGTCCGCCGTCTCCTTCTTGCTGAACGCGGTGTCATAACTTTGTATCACATGCATCAAGTCAGGAATGTCCTCCTTCGGCCACGTCTTCCACCACTCCCTTTTAATGATCGATCCTTCTTCACTTGTAGGAGCCTGCTGCCATTGGGCTTGCCACTTCTGCTCGGACAGGGACGCCTTGACGCCCTCGAGCTCCCTCAGGTTCCAGTACTCAGGCCACATTGGCTTGTCATTAAGGATGGCTGGAAACTCAACCACCTCCCACTGATCCGCCTTCGGCTCACTCTGGGCTTTGAGAAGCATTCCCGTCAAGTCCTTCATGCTCCACCTGGTCATAACAATAACGATGGCGCCACCAGGCTGAAGCCTCTGCCTCGGTCCTGAGGTATACCATTCCCATGCATTGTCCAGCGCCGTCTC